ACGGTGAAGCCAGTGAGGTTCGTGGCAGCGAAGACGGCCGAGAAAGTCACCTCGTCCCCGCGCACGATGCGGAGGTCGAGATCGCCTGGAATCTGCGAGAAAACAGCCATCGGCAGCCCTTGAAGGTGTGCCGTTAGCCTACGGGCGGGGGTGGATTGTCCGCAGGGGGTGGCCCGCCGATACCGACGATGCGCCCCAGTTCATTGAGCCGCTGCCTACGGCGCTCGCACCCACAGTCCTCAAACCCGGCGAGCTCCGCGACGGCCTGCGCGCGATCCTTCGTGATGCCCACGCTGGCGAACGCGGCGGCGACGAGATCGCCGAGGCCGTTAGGAGGCTTGGAGTGTCCAGACATGGCGGTTGATGTCTTCGATCCGGCCTGGAAGTGGTGAATTTGGGTCTGTCACCGGGGATCTTTTTCGCGACACGTCAGGCACAACGATTTGCACACTAGACCCAGTGGCGAGAGCGACCTCTTGCGACTTGCTCAAGTGAAAAACAATTTCACGGTTATGCTGCGCCGTCCTGAAATTTGGAAAAACAACCTCCTCCGGTTTTCCGTCGACAAGCACTAAACGCGTTGCCTCTGCCCTTGTGCTCGCCGTGATCTTCAGCGTTAGCGTTAGATCTCCTGCGGAAGCGGTATTAAGTCCTGGGTACTCCTGCGCGACACGGGCGGCAGCCAGCGTTGCGCTTGATGACGCATACAGCGTCCCGTTGCTGTTTGCGAGAGTCCAATTACCAAAAACCCTTCCCTTGTCCCAGATTGGCAAGGCTGCCTGCTCGGAGCTTGCGGCTGCCGCCCACTGGTTTTGCGAAAGCGACAGGCCGTCAGAAACATGAGACAGCGAAAACGGCCCGAAGAACCAGCGATTTAAGACGACTGCGTCGGCTTCCGTGTCTCCGGTAAACCATCCGTTAGATGCAAAATACTCTGCATCTTCATAGTTTGTGGAAAACGACGCATGTGGTCTTCCGGTTGTGTCTGGGACGAACAATGCTGCCGCATACGTCTTCCCGTTTACGCGCACATGCGTTGCCATCTGCGCCGTAATCGTCGTGTAATTGTTCGCCGCCATCATGGCCGAGAAATGCTTTTGCGGCTCAAGCGGTGCAGCACACGCAGACAACAGCCTTGCGGGTGATGGGTAGATCGTCGTGCTCATGCCGAAATAGGAATACGGGACGGACGTTGCTGCATCTGCGTCTGACGGCGCATTTGGCGAGAACGAGTCGGCGTCGTGGTTGGCGTGGAAGATGCCGCCGCTGGCTGGCAGGCTCACCGTGGACGATGACGCCAGCGTGATAGCTGGCGGCTGCTCTGGATCTGGCTCGGCGACGGCAGCCGAGACGCTGGCTAAGTCGCCGATAGTGACTGTTTCGTCAACCGTCCGCTGATTGACGGTAGTCAGTCGAGTGGTTGTGTCTATGAGTTGGCGGACGTTTTCTTGGGGCAGAATCCACGCGAATCGGGCGGCAAGGATGCAAGGCTCCGTATCTTCGCCAGTGTCTGCGATGACGTTGGCGTTTGGCTGAAACACAATCCTCCACTGAGTGCCAGGTAATTGCTTGCCTGCCTTGAGCGTTAGGCGGAATGTTGTCGGGTCTTGCTGCTCAACGCTTTCAATTACGTCAGCCGTGTCTATCTCGCCAAATGTTCCGTCTTCGCGCTTTCCGCACGCTTCGATTGTGAAGCGATTTTTGACCACTCCGGACACAGGCTTGTCAAAGACGAGATCCAGCGTCGTTAGCGGAGAGGTGCGGATCGTCTCGCTTTCTCCACTGGCGGAAAACGCCGCCCGTGCTCCGCTCATCTCCGCGTGAACAGTGAAATCCACAACGGGCGGCAACGCCGGAAAGTTATGCGCACGATCCTTGAGCAGCGTGTTTGTGGCGCGGTAGTAGCCGACTGACATACCTGAGCCAGCAGGTCGAGTTGTGTAGGTCGCCCAACCAGTGCTGCCGACAACGGGCTCGTCGGCCACAATCAGCGGCGACGCTTGGACTCTGTCGGCTGCGGAGAAATCAAACCCATCCGGCTCGTCGTCAACGACGAAGTCGTCAATCTGCTTTGCCGCCATCGACGGTGGCGTTTTGTCAACGACGAAGCTATTGAACTCGTACCGTCGCTGCGACAGTCGGCGCGGCTCAGTGATGGTCAAGCCAAGAGTGGCCTGATAACTACGATAGCCGCCAAGCCCCTGCCACCCATCATCGACGTTGTCGAAGTTTCTCTGCCCCTGCCATCCGCTAGGCATACAGTCGTCGTCGTATTTCGTGACGACGAGATAGGAGCCCTCCTGAGACGTTTCCTCGTCAAAAGTGCCGAGGATTGCGCCGCTCGGTTCCATCGCGAGCGTGCCATTGCCGCCGTAGAGGATGGCAAGTCGAATCCGCTGCCCCGCCTGCGCGTAGAAATAGACGGCATTTGCGATCCGTCTGTCTTGCCAACTGTCGTCGGTGTTGAGCGACAGGCCGCCGTTCCAGTAAGCATGGTCTTCGTGAAGGTAGGCAATGTTTATTCCACCAGTGGCATCTCCGCTGGCAGGAAAGCCAGCGCGAGCCTTATACCCTGAAAGCCTCACTATTCCGCTGTGCTGGACAGTCCAATCGCGCACCTTCGAGATGCCAAGCGACTTCTGCAAGCGTGCTATTTCAATCTGTATTTCTTGAATGCGGTTAAGTTGGGCCTGCGTGTATGTCGGAACCGGCGGCAGCGCGTCATATTGCGCCTTTATCGCGTCACGATCGGCAATCAGCGCGGCGAGCGTGGAGTCTCTGGCGGCCTTCTCTGCTTGTAGGATTTCAATTAGAACGGCGCGCACGCCACCGGGGCCGCCAAGGACGCTGGTAAGGCAGGTGATCGAAACGCTTCCCCCGGTGACACACTCCGATAAGTCGAATCGCTCCGGCACCTTGCCTTGTAGGTAAAGGTCGAACGCTACCGACTGCGCCAACTGCGCGCCTGTCCGATAGATCGCCTCCCCTTTGTTGTTGAACCCAAGAAGCGCTGGCTGCATCTGCGCTAAATCATCAAAAGAGAACGCAGTGACAGTCTCAAGCAGGGTGCGCGTGCGCTGGACTGGTGGCTGCCCACTTACGACCGACGTTTCTCCAATAAGCCCAGGCCAAAAAGTTCGCTCCGGCGGAACGGCGCTGATTTGCGCGCCAAGCTGTTGCAGTTGAGCGAACAGCTGAGCTCGCTGCGTGGCGTGCGGATCCGGTGGAACCTGGATTGAGCCCAACTCCTCCCACAAGTCGTCCAGTTCCTCTTGTACGTTGGGGTAGGAACCGCTCGATTCCGAAACCGTCAACGCATCGCCAGGCTGGAACTTGCACAGGCTAGGGTCGCGCGTGACCGTAGAGACATACTCCCCATCGCGATAGACGGCCGCACGGCAAGCCTGCGTCATGTGATACGGGTTGCCACTGTTGGGATTCCACAATCCGTCAATCGACTGTTTTGTAAACCCTGGCTCGCCCTGCTGCTTAAAGCGAACCGCCATTCTTGGCGTGATGGCCGGGATGTCAGCGATTCTCGGCGTCGCGCTCGCATAGGCAGTCACAAATCGTCCGGCCTGAACCTTGCACGACCGGACAGCAATCGCGTGCGACTGATCCAGCACGGCCCGCCGCTGGTCTGAATTCATGGAGATCGAGCGAACGCTGCCGCTGATCTCCGAAGACGCAATCGCCGTGCCTTGAAACAGGCTCGCCTGGATAGACCCGCTGCCGGTGCTTGACGCGGCGAGGTTCAGCCCCGCCGCATCCAAGTCAATCGCTAGGCTGCCGCCTCTTGCAAAGGCACCAGATGACAGCCAATTGCTCACCGCCACCAAGTTGCCTGGGGCCGGCTCGATGTCGCACGTCAAGACAGGCAACTCGCCCGTCTGGTTCCAGAGGTTTACCGATAACTGCTCGCACCGAAAGATATTGTGGAACGAGCAGCAGCACCGGCAGCCGTGGCCGCGTCGCGCCATTTACATGACCCCCACGGCCCATTTGTTCGCGCCCGTTCCGCTTTCCTTCCAGACCAGTTGCAAGACGCCGCAGGCTGCGGAGGCGAGTTGCGCGGCGTCGCCGTCCTTTGCCTTCGCGAACTTGTGCGACGCATTCGTCACGTTGACTCGACACGCGAAAGCCCCGCTGACGGCGGCGCGGCCGATCTTGCCGGCTGAGATCGGCTCTAGCGTCACGACGAATGACTCGGCGTGCGCGGTTGTGGGCATCACGCCCCTCAGTACGGGCCGCGACACAAACTCCCGCGCCCGCTTGTCGGCGTCCGTGTTGCCCGTGAGGTTGCCGCCGCTTGGGTCTATCTCGACGCCGCTGATCCCCAGCACGCCTAGCCACGGAACGTCTTGGCCGCTGGTGTTTTTGATGAGCACGACATTGGGCGCGGGGTCCGACCCGGTCGCCCCGCCACCCGTGAACCCCGTACCGACCCCGAGCACGCGATCCGCTGCATCCTGCGCACGGTTCCACGCCCGCGCCGAGATCGCCCCGGCGAGCTTCTGGCCTGGCTCGATGCGTCCGTCGTTGCGGGCCATTAGGAAGCCCCGATGCCGAGGCCCGAGAAGTCGCCCTCACGGTAGACCGTGTTGACGTAAACATATTTCGGTTTCTTCACCAAGTCGCTGCCGCTCACTGAGCTCTCGTAGCGAACCCAGAGGTATTCGTGGCCCTTCTTCTCGACGCCAGTGATTGAGCCGATCGTCTGGCCGGTAATGTTCTTAGACGCCACGAACTTGAACGACAGGGTCCAGGGGCCGTCCCCCTTTTGGCTATCCCACTCCTGCGAGCCGCTCGCGCCTAGGAAGAGCACCTCGCCAGCCTCGAACGTCCTGAACGCCGAGCCGTTGGTCGTGCCGGTCAGGGCCGCGACGCTCTTGATATAGGCGCTGGTGACGTAGGTGCTTTTCACGTCATAGGTTTCAGTCCACGTCAGGGCGGGAACGACGATGTCGACGCCCTGCACGCCGTTGTCATCGACGCCGATTGCGGAGTCCATGCTCGGGGCGGTTGAAGGAAAACGCCGCTCCGTTCCGGTTCGCGTTGTCGTGCTGCCGTTGGACGTGATCTTGCCGCCGTCGGCCTGCGTGATGTGGGACATCCCGCCCGACGTGTCGAACGAGCGCGACCGCCGCAGCGGGTCTGGCTCTTGCGCGTCAGCGCCGACCTTCTCGTATTGGATATCGACGTGCCATGCGTCATCGCCGAGGTAGTCGACGCTGTACGACTCGGCCCGCAGCTGGACGTTGGCACCAGGGTACTGCCAATATTGAAGCTGCCCGCTGATCCGCTGATTGCAGTCCGAGTGCAACGCAACGTCGTCTATGTGGCCGAAGACCTTGTACGACCGCGTCATCGTGGACGTGGCCTTCTTCCCGAGACGGTAGATCGTCGCGGAGCGCGATGCGTTATCTTCGACCCACTGTGCCATTAGGCGGCGACCTCCGCTGCGTTGTTCTGCGAGGTGTTCTGCTCAATCTGCTTGAGCGTGTCGAGTTGCTTCTGGGCAAGCGAAGAGCCGATGCCCATGCCACCCAGCGCGACAGACGAGAACGTCCCGGCGACATCGCCTTGGCTGGGGCCGCCCACACCGGCAGCGCCTGCCCCCTGCTCTGCTTGCTTCGCCTTGTCCGCAGAAGACGCAGAGGCGGTAGCGACGTTGATCCGCGAGAAGGCTGCGTAGTAGGAGTCGAGCAGCTTTGCCTCCAGCTCAGAGCCGACGTTGCCTCTCTCTAGAAGGGCGTCGATGCTCGCGCCGATGTTTGTGATTTCTTCGAGCGACGTAGCCGAGCCGAGAGCCTTCATAAGTTCAGCGGCGGTGGCTGCGTCGCGGCTCCGCTCCGTCACGCCGCTGGTGGCGTCGGCAAGATTAGCCTCGGCCCCCTGCGTTGCGGCGCGTCGCTCGTCGGCACGCTGTTGATTTGCAGCGTCTCGGGCGTCGATGGTGGCCTGGGTGTTTTCGTCGACAGCCTTTTGGCGGTCGGCCAGGTCTTTCCTGTCCTGCTCGTTTTGCCGCTCTGCCTCTGCCGTGCGACCGGCAATTCCCGGCCGATCCAGTTCACGCTGCCGCCGACGAGCCGACATCTCGCTGTCGACCTTTTCGTTTTCCTTCTTGAGATCGAAGCCCTTTTTGAAAAACGATTGAATGTAATTCCACGACTTGAGGATGCCCGCTTCCAGGTTGTCCCACTGCGAGAGCACCCCGTTGACGATGTTGTCGAAAACGCCTTGCAGGTACGCACCGAACGTGCGGAAGGCGTTGCCAACAGTCACCCAGGTCGTGTCCCAAGCCTTGTAGATTTCGGCTCCGAGGATTGTGAACGTGTTTTGGAACATCGAAACCCACGGGTCGACGTAACCCATCAGCCCCTCGACGCCCCGCAGCCAGCCAGCCATCAAGCCAGCCCAGAGAACGTCCATCGCGCCAGCGAGGTCGCCAGCGGAAAGCGCCGCATAGATGCCGTCGAAAGTCGTGGTCGCCGTGGTCGCCAAGTCGGAGAAGAAAACCATCCCATCGGCAGCAACGGCGCGAAACGAATCACCGGCCGCGCCAGCCATCTCGGCAACGCCGTCAAGCGCACCAGAGAACGCCCCTTTAAGTTGCGGCCCGAGCATGACGATGGCGGCAACACCACCCACAAGCAAGCCCATAGGACTTAACACCAAGCCAACGACAGCGCCGAGGCTGCCAACCGCCTTGAGGATTCCGCCGAATCCAAAGCTCGCCGCCTGGAGCGACAGGCCCAGCCCCGTGAGCGCGCCGCCGATTGCAACCGCCGCCACGCCGAACTTAGCGATTGTCGCGACCGTCTCTTTGTTCTTGGTGGCGAAATCGGTCAGGCCGTTGATGAGTCCGGCGATTGGCGTTGCGAGAGACATCAAGGCGGGACCAACGGCGTCCGAGATAGCGATGGCGAAACGCTCCAGGGCAGCCACGATGGTGCCGCCAGCCCCAGCCAGCCCGCTCATCATCGTCTTGAACTTGTCGCCTACCGACATCGCCCCGCCCATCGCGGCGGTCATGTCGTTGAAGCCATCAACGCCCGTGCTCGTCAGGATCGCAGCCGCACGAATGGCATCCTGTCCGAAGATCTGCCGGAAGATGTCGTCCTTCGCAGCCTGGTCGAGCCCGCCGAGCGCGCCGTTCAGCGTGCCGATGATGTCGACGAGCGGCTTCATGGAGCCGTCGGCGTTGCGGAAGCTAGCAACCGACAGGCCGATAGAGGCCAGCGCCCCGACCGCCTCGTCTGCCGGGGCCATAAGCCGCAGGAGCATCGTCTTGAGCGAAGTGCCGGCGTCGGAGCCCTTCACGCCAGCGTTGGCAAGGATCGCCAGTGCTGCCGACGTGTCGCCAATCGACTGATTCGCCAGAGCGGCGACCGCCGACACCTGCGAGAACGCCTGCGACATTCCCTCAATGGACGTGCTAGAGGCGTCGGCAGCGGAGGAAATCGCATTGGCCGCAACGCCAGCGCTAACGCCGAAGACATTCATGGCATCCGCCATCACCACGCCGGCTGCCGCCACGTCCATCTGGCCGACCGTCGCAAACTCAATCGCCGCCTGCCCTGCCCCGCCAAGCACCTGCTCGACGCTCATGCCAGCCTTGAGCAGTTCGAGGAATGAGTTGGTGATCTGCGTCGGCCCGACGCCCATCGCCTGCGACATCTGCATGGATGCCGACTTGAGCCGGTCGAGCTCCTGGGCAGTCGCCCCGGTCGACGCTTGGATATTCAACAGCGTCGACTGATACGCCGTCCCCTGCCGCACAGCAGCCGCAAACGGCGCGAGCGTCGCCACGCCGATGCCGCCGATCTTCGCCCCCGCCCCGGCGAGCGAGCGGCCCATGTTGGCCATCGCCTTGTTGATGCGATTCAACGCAGCGAAGAACTTGCGCGGGTCTGCCCCGATCTCGACGAACGCGCTGCCCGCTCTGACTGATCCTGCGCTCATGCGTATTTCTGCCAGTCTTTTCCGAAGAGCCGCTCAAGATCCTCGGGAGTTGCCTCTCGCGCCTTGGGCTTCGTCTTCTTAGCGAACGGGTTGAACTTTCGGGGGTCTGCCTTGGGGCTGTGCTTGTCTCTGTGAATGTTGGCTTGTTGGGCGATGAGGTTGGCGGTATGCCACCACTGATGCTCTAGGCGGCTGTCACGAGCGGCGATGAGTTGTCGCAAAGTCCACTTGCCGGGGTGGACGCCGATGATTCCTGCGGCTTCCCAGATGGTGTCCCAGACTGTGCGATCAGCGTCTCCGCGCTCGCGGCTTCCAGGCCCGCCTCCGCTTTCGTCAGCATCTCGCCTGCCACTTCGTCCATCTTGGCGGCGAGAAGCCCGATCATCTTGCGGAGGCGCGGCGGGAAAAAATCGACAAGCTCGGCCTCCAACGCTTTGACGCCCGCGTCGAGAGCATCGCCTCGCAGCCCTTCGAGGAATGCCTCCTTGTCGAGTCCCTTCTCCGCGACCTGCTTCACGAGGATCGCGTAGAGCACTTCGCCGATCTTGGCGTATTGCGTCCGCAGCACTTGGAACGTCTGCGAGATCGAGGCGGCGTCGACCAAGTCAAACGGCACCGTCCGCCTGGTGCCGTCCTCGTCGGTCACGTCGACCGACACCATGTCCTTGACGCGGAGCGCCGACGCCACGGTCAACGCCAGCCTCCACGGTCTGCCTTCGTCATCTTTGAACTCACGCATTGGCTACCTCAGTCCTGTGCGGGCCATCTTGCACTCAACAGAGAACGTAGCGACCCCGTCAACGGAAAAGGTTTCCGAGATGCCTGTCACGACCGCCGGGAACGACCAATTGCCAGAGCCGCCCGACACGGTGATCGACGATCCGTTTTCAAGCAGATCGAAGTTGATGTCGCTGGCGTCGTTCAGTTCAACCGTGACGGTCGCGTCGTAGCCGGTGTTGTAAACCTCGACCAGACGCGACCCGAACGCCTCAACGTCGATCGTGCGGGCCGTCTCCGTAAGGGTGACGCTCCGCGCGCTGGCGATGTTGCCGCCCAACGAGATCGAGCAGTCCTTCCCCAGCGTGATCGCCACGGGTCAGGTTCCGCCCCTGACCGTGATCGTAAACGTCACGGCACCGTCGACGCTGATGTTCTCTGTCACGCTGGTCACGGTTGCCCCGTTGTCGGCGTTGGCGTCCAGCAGGTCCGTCATCGCAACGCCGGGATCGTGGCACTCGATCTCCCAAGTCACGGCCTTGAAGCCAGCCCGCGAGACCCGGTAGCCGCCCGAAGTATTGGAGCGGTTGGAGATGTCGACCGCCTCCGACTCGACGGTCTTGGTAACGCTGATGATGTTGCCGCCGTAAGGCGCGGAAAGCGATCCGCTGCGGCCGAGGGTGACTGCCATGTGTATTGGCTCCTAGTGATCAGGTGGCTGGGGCGCGGGTGCCGGAAACGGTGTAGGTGACGATGCCGTCGATTGGCTCGGCTTGGGCGACGCTCGTAACGATGTACGAGGCGTTGCCTGTCTCGGTGCCGCCGATGGTGATCGTGGCTCCGGCTTCGCAGCCGGGGGCGTCGATGCACTCGATCTCAATGGTCTGCTCGGCCAGACCCTTGGAAAACCGACGATGCGTCAGCCCGCCGAGCGTGGTGGTGTCGATTTCGCTGGCAGACGACGAGACGGTGCAACTGCGCGCCCCGGTGACGCCGGTAAGCGTCACGTCTTTGCCGAGGACGATGGTAAAAGAGCCGGACATTTCTGCCCTCCTGTGTGTGCGATGTCGCCTGCGTGCGGCGATACGCTCAAACTAGGAGCGGCAGGGCGGCGACCGTAGGGGGTGTGAGCCCTCGGTCACGGTCCAGAGATTTGCCCGCGCCACTGCTGGGCGAGCTTCGGCAACTTGGCGGCCAAACCCTTTCGCATGAACCGCCCTGGCGGCACCTTGCCGTCGCTGGAAGCCAAGTCCATAGTCTTGCGACGCCGCGTGTGGGCCGGGTCGATCCAGACGCCGACGTATGCCGCTTGCGCTGCGTACCACCCACGATTTTTCCGGCGGCGACCGGACGCGCCCAACAGGCTGGCCGGTGGCGGGTTTTGTTCGAGAATCCGACTCGGCCGCTTTGGGTTCGTTGGATAGCGACCGACAAGCCGAAGCACTCGCCTAGCGGACCCGCCAAACTCCTGCAATTTGTTGAGCCACGTTGCGGCGTCGGTCGGGCCGATCACCACAGACTCGCGGCGGTTGTCGACCGCGTAGCGAATGAGCGTCCGCAGGAAGCCCGTCCGCGTCG